ATACTAACAATAGTATTATGAATAATGAAAAAATAAATGGAAATACAAAGAAGCCATATTTATTAATAGATAGTAGTTATGTTTCATTTCACCGGTTTTTTTCAACATTAATATGGTATAATAATATTTATCAAAAGGAAGAGGATGATGATTATGATTGGTCTGAAAATCCGGTGTTTATGAAGTATTTTAACGACACGTATATGAAAAGTTTATTGAAATTTAAGTCGATATATTCGGTCCCGCCGGAGAACATGATTATTGTTCGCGATTGTCCCCGCGAGACCATATGGAGGATGTCGATTTATCCGGAGTATAAAGCGACTCGAAAGAATACGTGTAGTTATAAAAACAAGAAATATAACATCGGAAACATATTTAAGCACATTTATAATAAATTATATCCTGAACTCGAAAAAATATATGGATTCAAAATAGTTAAAGTAGAAAACGCAGAGGCCGATGATGTTATTGCAGTTTTAGCAAATAAACTATACAACCAAGATAAGAGTCGTTTGATTGTTATCATAAGTAATGACAATGATTATTTACAGCTCGTCAATGATAAAACACTGATATGGTCCCTTCAAAACAAGCTCCTGAATTCAAAGGTGGAGACTACGTCGCAGGAAATGTTGATGCGTAAAATATTGCGGGGTGATGAAGGAGACAATATACCATCAATTGTCGGAAATATGTCAGAGAAGGATATTACTGAACTGATTCAAAATCGCGACAAATTTGAATCGTGGTTGAACACGAGCGATAAGAGGAAACTATTCGAAAATAATCAGAAGCTCATAGATTTCAACTTTATACCGAATGAAATAAGGGAGGCCATATTAGAGGCGTGTAAATCATGGACTGATTAGGTTATTACACTGGCGGACACGAGTCAATGAGCGCCCCATAACATAATCGGGGAATAGTTTATTTGGGTAAGTATTAACAGACTTCTGACAAACTGATTGGAAGCTGTTTGTGGTCGTATCGTAGTTGTAATTAGAGCAATTTTCGCCCATAACAGTTATATTACAGCGCGGGTTGGGGGGAGTGGGGCCGAACTTTGAAAAAGCACTTCCCCATCGTGGGGTTCCTCCGAACTTAATATTTGTTGCGCCTTGACTTGCTTCTGGGTCAGGGGACGGAGCCGAGTAATCTACACCAAGTGATTCAGATGGGAAATCGGTGAAGTTTTCCTTCTTGGTTTCTGTTGGTGGGGCTATAATTGAATGCGAGCGGTCTAAAAAGAAAATGGCTAAAGCAACAATTATAATTATTAAATAAAATAAATCCATTTACTTTTATGAATAAAATAATTTTTGATTATTGATTATTGGGTTCGCACTTTTGGGAACGGTTCCAAAAAGTTCTCCATTGGTTGGATTCCCAAAACGTCCTGCTGGGTCGGTTCTTCCATATATACCGGTTCTATGTCATATTCATTGAGACAATTGCGGGGACAATCCGGCGGGGAAACTATTGGGCGCTCCATTTTCTTTGGTATGTCGAAAAAGTGATTTCCGGCGTAGATGAAGCCCTTTTTATTTAGGGGAAAGTCCGCGTCGGCGACGATTGAATTACAGGTTTGGAACCTATTTCGGTCGGCCATTTTATAATCTTGTTTCCATACGCCATCGTAGAGAAATTCGGGTTTTCTAAATTCATACTTCCCGCTCGTTGGAACAATTGGGACATCTGATTTGTTTTCTAAATTACCGATGAAAAAAGGCTTACCATCTTGGCTTGTTCCGGATGGGATGTGTAAAGCGACTGGCGTTGTGAATGATTCTTCTACGGCGCCTTTATTAGAGGGTAATATCATAAGAAGTATCAGTAAAAAAATAAAAATAAACAATAGTTTCCACATATTGTTTATTAGATTAAAATTTATAATATATTTGGGAAAGAATCAAGAAAATTAATTCTTTGCGTTCTTGGCCTTCATGGCGATGGCTAATGTCGCAGTTGTTCTCAAAAGTGCATCTGGATCGCCAGTTTGTCTTTCGATAAGACGGACGATATTGTCTGAATGACTTCTTTTAGGAGGTGGAGGGATGCCTAACGAAAACCGAACCACAGCATTTGGATCGACCGAAGATGGATTATCAAACGCTTCGAGCTCCTCCCTCATCAAACGCAACATTTCTCGTCGATGCCTTTCTTTTTCGTCCGAGTCTCCACACGCAACAACGTGTGTTTCTGGGTCGGCAGAGCCTCAACTAGCGACAGGATGTGTTTCTGGGTCGGCAGAGCCTCCACTAGCGACAGAGTGTCTTTCTTGGTTGGCAGAGCATCCACGAGCGACAGGATGTGTTTCTGGGTCGGCAGAGCCTCCACGAGCGACAGAGTGTCTTTCTTGGTTGGCAGAGCATCCACGAGCGACAGGATGTGTTTCTGGGTCGGCAGAGCCTCCACAAGCGACATAGTGTCTTTCTTGGTCGGCAGAAATTTTGCTTGAATTAAACATCAATTTTTATAAAAGCGAACATGTCAGTTTGAACAGATTACTATTCTGTTCTCTGACGTTTCCCATTTGTTTTTTGCTCTTGCTCTTGCTCTTGCTCTTTGTCAATTAGAGCTTTCCTCATGCGAAATGAGTCATTCCCGCCATGTTTCGATGCGCGGTAGTATTCATGACCAGAATAGTGAGGAAACTGACACGCTTGACTGGAACATTTTCCTGTTTTGGCGTATTCAGGACAGCACATTCCAAAGACTCGTTTTGAATCCCACTGTGTATCAACACTTGGGTCCTGATGAACACCGGAGCATCTGTCTCCAAAGAGACAGTCCTCTTTTGTTGAAGAGCAAACGCGAATAACCTCATTTAGAGGCACTCTTGGACTAAAAACACCACGTTCGATGCAGTATTCCTTGAATACTGTAAGGGGGTCCTCGCAGTGCTCTTGTTTCATGATATAGCTCAGTGTGGTGCTATTATATATGGTCATCATGAATTCAATAACGACCGTTTTGAGAAGCTCCACATTGGTGTAACCAGAGTCAAATTCCTCGGCCACCATGTAAAGCGTTTGGAAAAACGAGTTGAATGATGTCGCATTCTTTTTATTTTTCCGAAGAGTTGCCAGAGCATTAATAAACTGCTCTATCGACTGCTTACGAACGACTGCGTCATATGCTTCTTTCCGTTTTCTTTTTATACTCATTGAAATAGCGTATTGATGAAGAACCTCGTATTCCGCCAACAATCGCGGTAATCGAGAAAGCATCTCGTCGATATTGAACATGGAGAAGGTGAAATGTTCATTTATGGAGAGAAAAACGTCTCCATCGACAAATTCAACATCCAGATGTTCAACTTCAATGAGCATCCGATGTAATATCCAACGAAATCGTTCGTTTGATATCATGGACAACAACAGGTTTCGTTGTTCATCTGTGAGAGGAAGGAACGTATTGTTAATCACGGTCGATAGTAATACCTTCTCGACACCATGTGTCCCCAAAAGTGAAAACATTATGATGGTGAGAAATGACCTTAGGTCAATCTTATTTTGTTGTGAAAAAGTTCTTTTTACCATTTGGGTAAAGTGTAATCTAACAATTACCATATAGATTTTGTAAAATTTACCCATCAATTTTTATAATTTATAAATACCGTCTTCGCGTAAATGATTCATTTACGTGAAGCCTTGATTTGTCTCCACAGAGACCCAATCTCATCACTTTCCTTCAACAAAGTTGAAACATCAACTGACATTTCATTGTGTAGGCGTTCTGAATCCGTTGGGCGCCATGTGGCAAATACATACTTTCTTCGGCAAGAATCGACCGATTGCTTGAATACTTCAAGTTTCGTCCTAAAACATTTTTGCGTTTCAGTCAATTTGTTTTGAATTTTCTTCATTTTATCCAACGAAGTCATTATCGAAGAATAAAATTTGCATAAATTGCGATATATCAAGACGAGATTTTTGTAAATTTTGGGGTTTTGCGAAAATCGCTGAGGAATATACAATTCCGTGTTTTTTCCAATTTTTGTAAAAAAAAGAGTCATTTTCTTAAATTTTACTCAGAATAACCATCAATTTTTACAATTATAACATTTTGTTTTTACAAAACTGAAAAAATCTCGTCATTACAACGAGTTTCGCATTTTTTTTAATTTTGCTAATTTTGCTTGTGAAATGACAAGAGTCAGATAATTTGAACTTCCTTCCTCTGGATTTAACTTCTTCAAACTCGCAACTTTCTTCTCCAAGTTGGCGATTGTTGTCGCAACAGGAGTTTGCGCCTTCGGAGATTTTGAGATTCCGACAGTTGAAGAAGTTGATGGTCCAGATGAGCAACTCGATGGTATTTCAACACGAATGACTCGTCCTTTTTTGATTGCTAAACGTGTTTGTCCTTGGCGACTAACTGGTTCAGTCGCCGATGAAAGTGGAACAAAATCTGCTTGTAATGTAAAAGGATCGGTTGAGCCTCCTCGCACAATTGGTTGAAAATATCCTCCAAGTGATGGTGGTTGCGAACAGAACAAGGAAAATTCACTCATGGGTGCTTGAAATTCTTGAAATGGAGAAACTGGTTGTGTCGCCAGTCCTCCAAATCCTTGAAATGGAGAAACTGGTTGTGTCGCCAGTCCTCCAAATCCTTGAAATGGAGAAACTGGTTGTGTCGCCAGTCCTCCAAATCCTTGAAATGTTCCAAAAGTCAAAAGTCCTTGTTGAAAAGCGCTCTGGTTTGAATTTTGAGATACAGCAGGAGAAGTTGAAAAACCAGCTGATTGAACAGGAGTTGAACCAATTGAACTTCTCAAATCGCCTAACGGCGTTTCCAGCCCAGAAAAGTGATGACTTAAACGGTTGTATCCTTTCGAAATTGAAACCCAGAGAGTTTTCTTAAAATTTCGACTTGATGGGCCCGCCATCATTGAGACGTAGGCATTGATTCCATTATGAAATTCAAAAACAAAAATGTCAAAAAATCCAAAAAACTCAATTTTTTGGCTATCTGTCATTCCTTTGAAGAATTCCAATATTTCTTGGCCGCTCGGAGTGTTCCTCCAAAAGGTTTCATTTGTGAGATTCAGAAAAAAACATCGTCTTTTTGCGTTTGCTGTAATAGATTTAACAATTCGCTTGATTGCGATATTGATAAATGAGAACGGTTTGAACTGGAAAAGTGTCATTGTTTTTTTTATAACATAAAAATTATCTTTATTTACCATCGATTTTTACAAATCGACAATTTCCTTCGCGACCATGACAATATCCTTCTCCTGTTTTTTCGCGTGCGTATCCAACTTCTTCTTGTTTCTTGCGACAACCGCCCGAATAGCATCGATCGATATCAGTGGAAGTTTCGGCTCAATTGAGTAAAGCATGAACTTCTCCCAAGCAACCCACTCGAATGACGCCGGATAATACATTTCGAGTTCCTTGCTTTTCATCTCGGTCTCCAAGCATTTAGGTAAAATACTCGCTGACCCCCTCGGTAAGACCATCATCAGTTGTTCAAAAGGATGGAATGGCGTCCCGCGTTCAAGCGCGATTCCATTAATATCCTTTATCTTCTTCAAATGAGCATTCAAATCACTGGCAAACGGACAGTAATGGTATGGGTTATACCAATTCCAGCATACTTCTCCATCGAAGTAATATCGAACCACAAAAATGAGCCCATCGAAGTAATTCTTACAAATTTCATCAATTTCCGGCGCATCCAATAAGACATCGTAATATTTCTTTTTCCAATCTTTTTGCGTGTAGTCCATTACGGAAGAGCAATCCTTGAATAATGGATTGAATGGAACGCGGTCCCATTTCCATTTGTCCTCTGCGTAGTGGTCATCGAAGTTCGGGGGCCTCGGGGCGCGCTTTCGCTTTTGTAAGAAAAGCAGGTTCGATTCCTCACTTCGCGCAAGAGCCTCGAATATTTCAGCCAAAAACCGATGATTAATGACTGTTTTTCCGACCCCATCTTTTAATAAGAGGTGGTCCTTTATTTTCGCGAAACATCGGGAGTAAACCCCAATCATG